TGAGCTAGCAGCCTAACTGTTATCTAGCTCAAAGCTCCCCGCGATATGAAAACTATCTGCGGGGCTTAGCTTTATGGGGGAGTTATCGCTATCTGAGAATGGAACGTGCTGGCCATTAGAGCTAATCGAATAAAGCTCCATAATGTCTGAACCCTCTATTACGTGTCCAAGAATTGCATATTGGTTTCCGCTAGAGAAATCATGTAGGCAGCCATCACTTAAAATAATATTATGATTAGCAGCAAAAGGTAGCTTCATGTAATACTGCCCAGTTCCAAATGTAAGAATATTATCCATGTCTACATCAATAGCAAAGTGACATAGGTTTCCAATTACTGTGTAGTGTCCAGTAAACAGCGGATTGCTACTAAACGTTGGTTGTGGGTCAGACAGTGTGCCACCCTCAATAGTCCAGGAGCCGTTATCAGAACTACCAGATTGCCAAATGGAGGGGTGTGTGAATCTGGCCATTACTGACCCTGCTCTAGCTTAATATTGAGAACTGCAGCATACATGCCAGATGTTTCTCCAATTAGGTAAAGATCATCCATCCCAGATAGCTCAAAAGAGATGGCGTGATTAGGAAGAATTCTATAGCCAAAATTTGTTTGCGTAACATCGTGGCCACCAACGTATACGTAGCCAGATGCATTTACGTTCTGGATTGTAATGTCCATTCCAGAGTGAGTTCCGTCTGGAGTAATTTTTGTGGGGGTAACTCCAACCTCATATAATCTGTGTGTAGTCATAATAAAATTATATCACATTAGCAATTGTGTGCATCTATTTGTACATATAGATCTTCGCCATTGTCGCCCTGCAGCCTGACCTGACACCTGGGGCAAGTAAAATATAGAGGCAGCATACTCAATTGTAGTTTGTTTTTATGATAAAATAGCTATATGAAACTCATTAACCCAGCTCCAGGCCGTAAAGTTACCAGTGACTATGGCCCCAGGACACACCCTATTACTGGTCAAAAAGGCAAGATGCATCACGGAATTGACTTTGGCGGAAGCTTCGATGTGCTTGCTGCTGGCGACGGCATTGTTGATCATGTCGGCTGGTCTCCAAAAGGCGGAGGGCATGTTGTTAGAATTAAGCACGCATCTAATCTTTATACTGTTTACTATCATGGCAAGAATGCTACCAAGTTTAAGGTAGGGGATCGCATTAAAGCTGGCGAGGTTGTATACCGTAGCGGATCCACGGGTGCTAGCACAGGGAACCACCTTCACTTCGAATGCCGAAAAAGTGCCCGTTGGGGAGATAGCGTAGATCCTAATCTTTATATTAATAATAATGTTGTAGACCCTAAGGTAAAGGGTAGCGTCGGTGGCCCAGAAAATGCAGCTCGCCATCAGTATGCCCTGAAGGTAGACGGCAAGATGGGCAAGAATACTTGGAGGGCATGGCAGAATGCACTTAAGGAAAATTTTGGCTACCGAGGAATTGTGGATGGTATCCCAGGCAAAATGACTTGGACTGCAATTCAAAAGTCTGGTCTCAAGTTTGGCTATAACGCAAAGTATGTGGATGGTAAGCCTGGGGTTAACACCAGAAAGTCCGTACAGAGGCGTTTGAAGGCCACTGGGGACTACCGTGGACCCCTTGACGGCATCTGGGGACCAAATACAATCAGTGCACTTCAGCGGGTACTTAACAAAGGACTGTATAAATGATTAATAGTTTAGTCGAAGTATATAAAAGGCTGCGAGAGAATGCGGCACAGAATAAAAAGATATCAGACGATGCAATTGCACAGGGCCCATCATGGAGGCACCGCCGTAGGCTAATCTATGGTGCATACTTCCTGGCAGTGTTTATGATCCTTTACGGTGCTTTCAGCCTTTTTACTGAAAGCCAAGTAGGTGTTGAGCTTGTAGTGGGCGGTGTCGCACTTCTATCTATTATCGTAACAGCCTACACAACATCAGCAACCTATGAAGATGTCCGCATCTGGAAAAGATCGGGACCAACCTCAAAGGTTCTTGACGACCCATCAGATCAGTTTGACACAGATAACCCAGATGGTGTATAATTAATAAGTTAACGAAAGGAATGATTGTATGATCATGACAGTAGCATTTTGGAAGTCCGCTGGAGAGCGAGCAATTAAAACAGCAGCACAGGCTGCAATTGCTCTCCTAGGAACTGACCAGTTCGTATCTGCTTTGGATGTAAACTGGACCGAGGTTGGTGGCATCGCATTGCTAGCGGGAGTTCTATCAATTCTAACATCAATTGTAGTACCAGCAGCAGAGACCAAGGCAGCCGTAGTTGCTGAGCTAGCACAGAAGGCAAGCAAGAAGTAACCATGCCTATTTACCAGTACCAATGTGCTGGTTGCAATGAAATAGTAGACAAGATCAGGGGGATCAATGAACCCGAACCTCCTGGTCTTGTTTGCGATTCATGCAACAGTAATTTAAAGAGATACTATGCTAGCGGGGCATTTGGGGTTCAGTTTAATGGAAGCGGATGGGCAAGTAAAGACAAGTAAGACTTGACATCCCATAGTAAAGCAGTTATAATAATAGAGACAATATAAACCACTAACAATGGAGAAGTAATGAGCACTGCAACACTAGAAAAAAAGCTAGAGAGACAGCTCACTATGCAGGATCGCTGCGATGCTGACTGTGGGTCACAGGCCTATGTAAGGGTAGAGGGTAGCACTGGAGAACTTTTGTTCTGTGCACACCACTATAATAAAATTATGAGTGACCCTACTGGGTACATTGCAATGACAAGCTTTGCAACCAATACTATTGACGAAAGGGAGCATCTTTCTTAGTGGAGTATTTAATTGGAGCTTTGTTCATGTTGGGGGCATTGGTTGCTGCCAACAGGTTCATTCGTGAGCCGTACCTAGAGGCTCGCACAACAAAGCTCAAATATACTCAAAGCCACATTCATAGCCTGCTATCTCCTTTGTTGCAGTATGTACCAGAGGACAGGCCAAGGGTAGAGACACAATCTAATAATTTTGTAAGAAATTCTTATGTGCGTGTTCTGGTAATGGATGACTCTGCTTATTGGATTAAAGATCATTCTTTATTTACTGCAGATCTTGTTGACGGAGAAGTTGCAAAAGAAACTACTCGTAAAGTTGACACAATGGCTATGAGTAAGGTAGAATTAGACAGGACAATGTTTATTGTCGAAAAGCTTAGAGAGGGACTAGACAATGCTGATGGCGGTACAGGGAAGCCATAACTTTGGCGACTACAACATCTTCTTGCGTGCAATGTATACTGCCTTGTACACAATGAAGGAAGATGACAAAGACATTTTTATTTACACTGCAGGGCCAGTTAAGGTAAACAACATGGCCTTGGAGTTTGCCAACATCACGGAGAACAGTCTCAAGGCTAGGGGCATTAAAATCCAGACCCGCAGAGTAACAAAGCAGTGGGTAGAGGACAACATGTCTGATCTTGACTATTTTGCTTTCTTTAGCAAGCCTGGAGAGCCAACGTCTAGCCTAGTGGATGCTGCAGATAAGCATGGAGTAGAGGCACAGGTGTACACGTTCTCATGAGTTTAAGTAAGAGTGAGCAGGCATTCCTGTCCGTGGCAAGATATTTTGCAGCAAAGTCTGAGGCAAATAAAAAGCACGGTGCAGTTATCGTAAGGTCTGGCAGTGTCATTGGTAGGGGCTACAATAAAGATACCAATAACCCAATGACTGTTTCGCCAGAGCATATTAAAACACACTGCTCACGACACGCGGAGATCGAAGCAATCCGCGATGCAAATTGGAGAGTTGACGGGGCTATCCTGTATGTTGCGAGAGTCAACAGGCAGGGGCAGGACCGTAACAGCAAGCCTTGCAAATATTGCGAGCTTGTTATTAATGAAACAAAAATAAAAAAAGTAATATATACAAGGGAAGATTAAAATGTTAGTATCATCGCTTGACAAGATGGAAGACATCGTAAATAAGAATAAGAATCTTCGATGGAATGGCTGGGATATAATTTATTCATATCCTACTGATAAAGCCAGGACATCTAAATTTGGTGCCAGAGTGAATGGGGTCTGGCACATGCAAAGAATCTTTAAGCTCAATTCCGAAGGATGGCATATCCCCAAGAATTATGTGAGTTAAGGCATGGAGAAGCACAGCTGGAAAGAAAAAGCAGCGTGCCTTGGCTGGGATACTAATTTCTTCTTTGATAAGTATGAAGAGGATGAAACTGGAACATTCAGGCAGAGCATTGATAACCTATGTAAAGGTTGTCCAGTAGCGAGGCAGTGTTTTGCTGTTGGCATCTCACAGAAAGAGTGGGGTATTTGGGGAGGAGTCTACATTGAAAATGGAAAGATCTCCAGAGAGTTTAACAGGCATCGCACTAAAGAAGATTGGGCAGACACTTGGCAGTACCTAACTATGGAGCAAAAGAAATGACTTTACTAATAGTACAAGTATTGATCTTGCTTGGTGTTTGGGTAAACGTAGCCTTGGGCCTAATAGCACTGAGAGACAGGAGAAAATCTCGTGGCATACACTGATGAGATGAAGCGTGCAGCAAGATCGCTAACACCACCGCAAGGCTTCTATGTTGATATAATTGACAATGAACACTTTTTGTCCATTAGGGCAAGCGAAGAAGTGTTTATGAGATTGGATGACTTTGGTAAGCGACGTGCTGTAGAATATATGGTAAAGCTTAAGAAAGCACTAGAAGAAAACGGAGCAGTAGTTTTGCTAGTAAGAGAAGGCGGAGCAGAGCAATGATGATAGTGGAAATCATAGTAGCAACAATAGTTGCTATTATTATTAGCTTTTTGACAATTAGCAACATTAGAATGCGGCTAAAGAATAAAAGCCTAGCTACTTTGGCAACTCAGGCAGAGCTTGATCGAGTAACTGTCTATGAGCAGGCACAACAAATTTTTGCTGAAGAGCACGCAAAGGGTTCTTCTAGTGATGGTTTTATTAAGTTTATGTCTACTTCTAGAGACTGGGCCTTCGAGTATATTGAAACTGTACAGAGAGACCTTTACGAGCTGAAGGCCTACCACGAGTTCCATGGGGCAGCCCCCAAGACTGTAGCACAAGCTAACGAGCTTAATAAGATTATCTTAAAGCTTATCGACAACCTACCGAAAGATGAGAAGAAATAATGTTTAGATATAATGCAATTGTAGACAACGTAGTAGACGGCGATACTGTAGACCTATCTATTGACCTAGGCTTTGACGTGTGGCATAGAGCTCGTGTCAGGCTTATTGGAATTGATACTCCAGAAAAGTGGCATGACTACGGCAAGGTCGTAAAGAAATACGTTGCAGACTGCCTAGAGTTCAAAGAGATTGAAATCACTAGCACCAAGGCTGACAAGTATGGAAGATACTTGGTAGAGATTTATCTTGATGGAGGCGAGGGCACATTTAATCAGCACCTCATTGATATTAATATGGCCAAGGGATACGAGGGTGCCTCCAGGGCAGACCTTTGGACAGAAGAAGAGCTTGCCTTGCAGGATCATGAGCTTCTCGTAAATAAACTTGACTTCTCAGACTAACTGCAGTAAAATAGATACAAAGAGAGAGAGACATGCAAACATTTTTACCGTTTAAAGACTTTGATGACTCTGCCAAGGCACTTGATAATAAGCGTCTCAACAAGCAGATTCTAGAATGCTATCAAATCCTTAAAGTCCTTAACAACCCAGACCCGCGGGCTGCATGGCGTAACCACCCTGCAGTTAAGATGTGGCGTGGTTATGAGCAGGCACTATTTCTTTATGTGCAGGCAATGATCAAGCAGGCTAAGCTGCGAGGCATCAAGACTGACAAGAACGAAGCCAACATTCACGCTCTCAGGCTACAAACTATTTCCCAGTGGGGTAATGGATACCCCGAATGGTACATTAAGGATATCGACAGGGTGACAGAGTCCCACCGAGCTAACCTGTACCGCAAAGACCCAGAGTTCTATCATGATTTTATTATGGATGAAGCCAATCCATGCTGCGATAGATGTCAGTACTACTGGCCAACACACATGGAGGTTATCAATGTCAGCTGATGCTTTCGATGAGTACGATGGACTTAGCGAAGAAGAAAAAGAAATTGCCCAGCAGTTCTATACCCTGGGATTTGAAGAAGGCTATGATCAGGGCTATGATACGTGTGAGCTAGAAAGTAGCTCCTATACTGATGGAAAAGATGTGGGTTTCCAGGAGGGCATCCAGCTTGAACGTAATCGTGTCTACCAAATTTGTTCTATGCAAATGGAGTGGGCAGAGCAAAACAACAAGGGGCGAGACTATATCTTCTGGAAAAATGTCAGGGAAGTCTTGCAGCCAAAAGACTTTGAGCCAATGTCACAAGAAGAATACGACGAATGGATTAATGAATAGTATGCTATAATACTATTGCCTTGCCAAATGGGAGGCACAAATATTAACTCGCTGAAAAGGAGAAATAATGGTTAATACTGCTATGGATCTATTCAAGGATCCTTTTTTTATTGGTGTCGATCGAGAGCTTAATCGACTAATGAATGTACACGGAGCTGCTGTAAAGCAGTCATATCCACCCTATGATATCGTTCAGGTAAATGAGGATAACTATATCCTTAAGCTTGCTGCCGCTGGGTTTGCCAAGGACGATTTGGATATCACCGTTAAAGATGGTACTCTAGTAATTACTGGAGACAAGACGGAGGCAGACGAATCCCACTACTTGCACAAGGGCATTGCAATGCGTAAATTTACGCGTACCTTTGCTCTTGGGGAGTATATGGAAGTGGCATCTGCTGAAATGGAGCACGGTATTTTGCACGTTAGTGTAAGGCGAGATGTTCCAGAAGAGAAGAAGCCACGCACCATTACAATCAAGTAATATAATTAAATAGTCATATTATAATAAAAGTGGTCCCCGCAGGACCTTAGGATGCTTAGTTACCATCTTTGACCGCGGCACTCGTGTTGCAATTTCCCTGCGGGGGCCTCTTGACATTCATCAGGTTTTAGTGTAAAATATTACTTATGAGAGAGACGACACTATCCCTAATTGTAATTACTTCCCTACTGTCTGGATGCACTACTGCTCCAGAGGTGCAAGAGCAAGACAATGCTTCTAGCAGGTCGGCGGCACCACTTCTTTCACAGTCAGCTGTAGTAGAGCCAGTGGCAATAGAGCCATTCGAGCCATGGTCTGAAACATTTTCCCGTAAGCAGCTGGGCACTGCAGTCATGTTAAAAATGAATGAGTATTTTGATGCCAACCATGTTGATGATTGCAAGTGGGAAGGGCAGATCCATTTAGAAAAAAGCTTATCTGTTATGACAGAGGTAGAATCTGTTATGGAAAAGACAGTTAGTACTTTTTGTAACATACTTCAGGACGACCCAGTAACTATTATCAGTAGTTATGGTTTTGTTAAAACAGTTTTAGAAGATCTTGATAGGCCAACAGATGACCACGGCGGTATTTGCGGAGGGCCTGGTGCTGGGATGAACACTGGCTGTGCTTTGTACCATGCGTCCTGGGTCAGCAATAGGCTAGACGGCAACATGATTATTGGAGTAACTGCTCACGAACTATTTCATAATGTTCAGGATGCAATGAAGTCTGGTAGACCATTTTGGAGAACGCCAGGCCATGACGAAATGTTTACCCCTCACTGGTTTTTAGAGGGCGGTGCAGTAACTTACCAGTCAGCAATGGGTGACTATTTGGGATACTGGGACTATACAGCATATGATGCTTATAGCAATATGCTTGCGGCATCTCCTAATACTAATATTAATCTACAGTCCCTAGAAACTGGGGGAAGCTTTGATGTCTATGTTGTGGGCCAGTTTGCCACAGAATATCTTGTTGCACATATTGGAATTGATGGCCTGCTAAACATCATTCCCAAGATTGATAATGGCAAGACATTTGATGAGTCGTTTGAAAGTGTTGTAGGGATGTCTTTAGAAGACTTTTATGCAAAAATGTCTCGTATCCAGATTATAAATGACTAATAAATT